GACAGCTTGAAAGGTTTGTTTGTACCGTCTGACGCTATCAGCAAGCAGTACCAAAAAGGCATGATGGGTCGTGACTCTGCAGGCATGAACTGGTTTATGGATCAGAACGTGATCTCGCAGACTTTCGGTTCTTATGCAACCGCAACTCTGTCTTGCAACACCACCACAGGTACAGGCTTCATCACTAGCGGATGGGCTTCTACTTCTACTATCGCATTGACCGCTGCAACTGCTACCGCAGGCTTGAAGCAAGGTGACGTGATTCAGATTGCTGGCATCTTTGCTGTCAACCCACAGAATCGTCAAGCCTATGGCTCTAACAAGCTGCGTAACTTTGTGGTGACTTCTAACGTAACCGTGGCAACTTCAGGCACTACTTCTGTGACCGTAAGCCCCGCCGTGATTACCGCAGGTCAGTTTCAAAACGTGAGCTTGGCTTCTACCAGCAGCACCGCTGTAGTGACCCCGTTCAACAACACAGGTACTGTCAGCCCACAGAACATCGTGATGCACAAAAATGCATTCACTTTGGCTACTGCTGACTTGGAACTGCCTGATGGCGTGGTATTCGCAGGCCGTGCTTCCGATAAGGAACTTGGTCTGTCCATGCGTGTCGTACGTCAATATACCATTAACGTTGCGAATGATTCGTCATTTGCATTGGTGGCCTAATACTGTAAGGTATTACGGAAAAATCTTCTCTGATTGACTTGGAACTCCAGAAGTGGACAACAGGGCGCAAGCGATAAAAAGCAGCGTGAACGACTAAGTGAGAAGACAACCTGTGAAAAGGTTGATGCGATAGTCTGAACTGAGACGTAACTTAAAAAAGAAGTCTCAGAGGGTAAGTCGAAGAACTAACCCCGCCATTGAAAGATGGTCAGTAAGCTGAAAAGCTGAAAGTAACAGAGTGCAATAATGACAGTATTCCGACCCGTGTGGACGTTCTGTATGGCTGGGCGCCCCTGTACCCTGAACTTGCCTGCCGTGTCGCAGCTTAATCATTAACATTTAGGAGTAACTATCATGGCAAATCCAGGACCAGCAAGTACCAACACAAGTCACCCCACCAATTTGGCAACCAATCAGGCATTGCGCTTGATTGCATCTGCCCAAACCGTGAACTTGAATGCAGTCGCAGACACATTGGCCCCAATCTTTGCTGCTGGCGATGTCAGCGTGCAGAGCATCATTGTGACCAATGCATCTATTAGCCTTACCACAGCGCAATTGGCTGTCTATACAGGCCCAGGCGCTACAGGCACAGCAGTTAAATCTGCTTATGCTTTGTCGGGTAACACTTCTGCAGCAACTGTTGTTGTGACCGCCGCGACTTCTACTGATGCCATCACAAGCGGCAACCTGTACATCCGTTGCACTACCGCACAGGGCGCAGCAGCTACCGCTGATGTGTTCATCTACGGCTACGACCTGAACTTCTTGCCTTAAACAAGCATGAGTTAAGTGGAGAGGCCATCCTCAAAAGGGATGGCTTTTCTTTTTTGCAAGCCTATAATTTGATAAGAGGTACACATCATGGTTAACACATCCGTAATGCGCCCAAGTGGACGCACCTATGCACTCAGTCTCACAACTTCAGCCAGCACCGCCCTGCTGATTGAAGCCACCACAAACGACCAAACCAACTACGTTTCTTTGTTAAACACAGGTTCAGGCGTTGCTGGCGTGGAATTGTCTAACTCAAGCACAGTAACCACCCCAACCGTGGCATCCACAGGCAACAGCGGTTCATTCATCCTGCCTGCTGGTATGACTTTCCCGCTGCTGATTGCTGCGCCTAAAGCCCCGTTTTACATCAAGGCCATCAGCTCAAGCACAAACGTTCTGTATATCACGGCTTGCCAAGCTGACTAATAAGGGGCTTTCATGTCCAATTCCGCTGCGGTCACCCAAACGACCAATATCGTCCCTGTTCAGGGTATTTTTGACCCTGAACCAACCTTTGCGCTTATTTCGCTGATTGGCCCTGCAGGAACGCCGTTTTTTGCCAATATTTCACCCAATCAATCAGGGTTAAATATCACAAACAGCACGATAAACAGCACCACCATAGGGGCAACAACCCCGTCTACGGGTGCGTTTACGTCAGGCACGGTGGCCGCAGCCCCTACAGCCCCCACAGACATTGCCAACAAGCAATATGTGGACTATTACGCAGCAGGACTAAGCTGGAAACCCCCCGTCAATGCGGCAACCACAGCGAATATCACGTTGTCAGGTCTTCAGACCATTGATACCGTAAGTTTGGTGGCAGGTAACACGGTTTTGGTTAAAAACCAATCCATAGCGGCTAACAACGGCATTTATACGGTGGCATCAGGGGCATGGACTAGAAGCCCAGGCGCTGACACATGGGACGAATACGTTGGCGCAATTGTGTTTGTTTTAAGCGGTGGTCAAGCAAGTTCAGCTTGGTACTGTACTGCACAGCCTGGCGGCACTTTAGGCGTAACCGCAATCAATTGGTCTAACTTTAGCGTTTCGTCCACTTACACCGCAGGAACAGGGTTAACCCTAACAGGAACGCAGTTCAGTATTACGCCCGTGGGTACTGCGGGAACGTATGGCTCTGCCTCATCTGTGCCTGTATTCGTTACAAACGCATCAGGTCAGGTTTCATCCGTTACCAATACCGCTATTGCAATTGCAAATACACAAGTGTCGGGTCTTGGCACGATGTCCACCCAAAACGCCAATGCGGTAGCAATTACAGGCGGCACGATTAACGGCACGACTGTAGGCGCTACGACAGCAGCAGCGATCACAGGCACAACCATTACCGCTAACACCCAATTTACAGGCGCAGGAACGGGGTTAACAGGCACGGCAAGCGGATTGTCTATTGGTGGCAATGCAGCTACCGCCACCAGCGCCACAACCGCTACAAACCTTGCAGGAGGCGCGGCAGGCTCTTTGCCTTACCAAAGCGCAACGAGTGCAACTACGTTTTTGGCGGCAGGTACTAACGGTCAAATTCTGACTCTAGCGGCGGGTGTTCCATCATGGGCAAATGCGCCGTCTACAGGTGTGACCACATTCAGCGCAGGAACAACGGGATTTACGCCATCGAGTGCCACATCAGGTGCAGTTACCTTGGCAGGAACGCTAAACGTAGCCAATGGCGGTACAGGCGTTACAACGTCCAGCGGTGCAAACAGCGTGGTTTTGCGGGATTCAAGCAACAACATTACGGCTAACGCTTATTTCAATGGATTCACAAGTGTTGCGGCATCAGGTTCCACAATCACGCTAACTGTTGCGTCAACCCCTGTTTATTTGGTCACAGGTTCAGGCGGTCAGGTGATTCAATTGCCGAACGCTACCACTTTGCCAAACGGAACCATTTTTTCGTTCAACAACAATCAGTCTAGTGGCGCAATCACGGTCAACAACAACTCAGGCTCTTTGATTGTTTCTGTGCCATCAGGCGCTTATGTAACGGTTGTTTTGTTATCCAATGCAACTGCCGCAGGTTCTTGGGATAGACACGACCAAACCCCTGCAAACACATCTTGGTCAACTAACACCCTTGATTACCCTGGCTCTATAACTTCAGCCACATGGAACGGAAACACCATTGCAATCAACCGTGGTGGCACTAACGGAACCGCTACCCCAACCAATGGGGGCGTGGCTTATGGCACAGGTAGTGCGTATGCGTTTACCGCCGCAGGAACGGCAGGTTATGTCCTGACATCCAACGGTTCATCTGCCCCAACTTGGCAAGCCAGCACAGGCGGTTTGACAATTACAGACGACACCACTACTAACGCAACCCGTTATCTGACGTTTACAAGTGCCACCACAGGCTCGATTTCAAGCGCAAACGTATCTTCTACAAAACTTACATACAACCCACTAACAGGCAGTTTTAGCTCGCCTCAAACGGTTGCTAGTAACGGCTTAGTCGTAAATTCCAACACAGTAGCCGCAAGCTACAGTATTCCATCAGGGTCTAGCGCAATGAGCGTAGGCCCTATGACAGTTGCAAGCGGTCAATCAGTAACAGTACCAAGCGGCAGCCGTTGGGTTGTTTTATAAGGATTTGTTATGCCATACGGAACAGTAAACGCAGACTTGATGACCACCAGCGATGGTGTGAGTTCATCGGGTTTGTATGGATTCAAAAACCGCATCATCAATGGTGCGATGGTAATTGACCAGCGTAATGCTGGGGCTAGTGTGACTGTTAACAACAACCAGCAATACGCTGTTGATAGATTTATTATTCAGTCTTCTACTAGCACTCAGTTTACAGCGCAACAAAGCACTACTGCACCAACTGGCTTTTATAACAGCCTTTTAATTACCACATCATCTGCAAATGCTTCTGCATTTAATGCTGTATGGCAAAGGATTGAAGCAAACAATACAAATGATTTTGGTTTAGGTGCGGCAACAGCAAGCACTTTTACTGTGTCTTTTTGGGTTCGTTCTAGTGTTACGGGCGCGTTTGGGTTTTATCTTCAAAATAGCGCATCTTCATATTCTTATGTGACAACATACACAATTAATGCGGCTAATACATGGGAATATAAAACAATTACTGTGACTGGCCCAACTGCTGGAACATGGTTAACAACAAATAGTTGTTCGCTACAAGTAGCATGGTCGTTAGGCGGAACAGGCGGCACAACATCTACTCTTGGCTCTTGGCAATCCGCAAATGTTTACAACGCAACAGGGTCAACAGGAATTTCTAACACGGCATCCGCAACTTTTTACATCACAGGCGTACAGCTAGAAAAAGGCAGCGTAGCCACATCGTTTGACTACCGTCCTTATGGTACTGAGTTACAACTTTGTCAACGCTACTATTATCCAGTAAGAGGCAGTGGACAGTTTGCTGATGTAGTTGGTACAACAACCACAGATATGTTTTTTGGAGCAACTTTTCCTGTTGAAATGAGAGCTACTCCAACCATAACAGGTGTTTTAACTGCATTGCAAGTTAATAACTTCACCTTGGCATACACTGCATCTGGAGGCTCTTATAGTTTTGGTGCAACTAACACACAAGGTGTAAATGTGCGTAAAGGTGGCTTTACAAGTTTAAATACAAGTTATCGTTATTTTGTAAGTTCAACATCAATTGTTGCCACAGCAGATGCGGAGTTATAAATGTACAAGTTAACCCAAATTGAAAGCGTTGTTCGCACATCAGATGGCGCATGGATTCCCTTTGACCCCGCCAACACAGACTACCAAGCCTACCTAAAGTGGCTTGCAGAAGGTAACACGCCTGAACCAGCAGACGAAATTAAAGGAGAAGTAAATGGCTAATACCATCACAGCAGGAAACGCCACTAATGGCGGTACTGCAATTTCTTCTGATACGTCAGGCATATTGGAGCTTAGAACAGGGTCTAGTCCTACTACTGCGCTGACTATTAGTACAGGCCAAGTTGTGACTGTTGTAAACCCTATTCAGGGGGGCACAATTACGTCAGGAACAGCCGTTGCATCTACAAGCGGAACAAGCATTGACTTTACTGGCATTCCAAGTTGGGTGAAGCGTATTACTGTGATGTTAAATGGTGTATCTACTAACGGGAGTAGTATTGTTCAGCTTCAATTAGGTACATCCAGCGGAATCACTACATCTGGGTATAACAGTACTTCTGGAAGTTTCACAAGCGCAACACCCTCTGTAATTACGTTAAGTACAGGCTTTTCGCCAATTAGTGGTGGCGCATCATCTGACGTTCGATATGGCGTTTTTGTTTTTATAAATGTGTCGTCAAATATATGGGTGGGAACTGGTCAAGTGGCAGTTGGTTCTTATTTTGGGTTTGGTTCAGGTCAAATAAACCTATCAGGCACCCTAGACCGCATCCGCATCACAACCGTAAACGGCACAGACACTTTTGATGCTGGCTCAATCAACATCTTGTACGAATAAGGAGCATAAAAATGGCAGTAACAATAGACGGAACAAACGGTTCTTTATTCAACGCCAACGGTTCTATTGGCATAGGTGGTGCTAATTACGGCACAAGCGGTCAGGTGTTGACTTCTGCTGGTTCTGGTGCTGCTCCCGTGTGGGCTGCGGGAGGAAAAATTTTGCAAGTGGTAAGCACAACAAAAACAGATTCATTCACATCTACTACCGCTAATTCATTTACAGATATTACTAGTATGTCTGTTTCAATTACGCCATCAAGTTCTTCTAGCAAAATATATGTAACAGTTACTGGTACTTGTAGCGGGCAATCTGCTACAAGTGGTTCACAAATTAGATTAGTTAGAGGAAGCACGGCAATTTGTATTGGAGATGCATCTGGAAGTATTACACAAGCAAGTACTAATTCGTATCAACTTGATGCAAACCAATCTAATCCATTTTCTATTAGTTTTTTAGATAGTCCCGCAACAACATCATCTACAACATACAAAATACAATTTTTTATTACAGCGGGAACATTTTATTTTAATAGAACTCAAGTTGATGCAAACAGTTCTGGAAATGGAAGATATGCTTCAACAATTACAGTTATGGAGATTGCAGCATGATTGATTACACACTTATTCTTTCTGTAAATTACCCTACTGCTCAATGGACGCTAGATGGTGATTCTTATGACGGCCTTGATTGGCTAGATTCAAGCCCAAAGCCAACACAAGCTGAACTTGATGCACTTTGGGAATCTACCAAAGCCGCAGTAGCAGCTAAAGCACAAGCAGCGATTGATACAAGGGCTTCTGCACTAGCTAAACTGGCTAAATTGGGTTTAACCCAAGACGAAGTAAAAGCCTTGGTTGGCTAAAGAAGAACTTAAATAAGCATCTTATGACCGACTTTAATTGGAAAATTTCAGAAACCGTTGTACAGGACGGATTTCTAAAGTCTTTAAAGTATTACTGCAAGGCCGTGGATGGTGGCCTGTCCGTGGAAACAGAAGGCTATTGGTCTATGAAAAAGACTTACACAGTCACAAAGGATTGCCACCATACCGAGGTGGTCAATTGGCTGATTGATGAGACTACCCAAGATGGCGTGAATGCCATAAAATCAAGACTGCAAGAGCAGCTAGATAACGTGCGAAACCCTGTTTCCACATCGTTACCTTGGGCCGTCCC